AAAAATTAAACAACCATTTCTTGAAAAAGAAATTACTACCCCAAGCCAAGCTAAGAAACATAAGGATAAAATATTTCCTAGCATAACTACCCTGATAGGCTCTACTATTAAAGACCCCTTCTTGGATTCCGTACACAAGCCACGCTCTATGGTCAAGTATGCACGAATGGAAGAGTATGCAGACCTAGACTGGAAAGACATTGAACAACTCTGCTATGGACTTGTTGAGTCACCTGATGGGCGCATAATTCCAAGCTCTGAGTTTGGTACGAATGTACACAACTCTTGCGAGAAGTTACTCAATGCTATGAAGTTTGGTGATGATGACTATGAACCAAGTATGTATGATGAGTATGCACAACCTTTCATTGATTGGGTTCAAGAAAACAATTACAAAATCATAGGCACGGAATATCCTATTGCTGACAACCTTATTAAAACTTGTGGCACGATTGATGTAGTGCTGAAAGATGAGACGCAAAATCATATCTTCATTTGTGACTACAAGTGCCGAAAGAGTAAACAGTTCTACGACAAGGACTTATGGCAGATGGCTATTGAATGCGAGATGATAAGACGCAGGGGACTAGACTATTTACCATCATGTATATCTGTATGTATTGACATCAATACCAAGGAACACCATCACAAAAAGTGGGACGAAGAGAAGATGAAGAAAGCAATACAAATCGTGAAGTATATTTCTAAATTATACTGGGCAATCCGTATGTGAAGATGAGACGCAATTTTACTACAATGTTTGACGAAGCAGAAAAAGATTTCCTGATTGGCGAACTCGAAGGAAGAAAATTCTTTTGGGAAAGAAATGTGGAGATGTACAAGACTGATATAGAAATCAATCCACACAACTTAGATTATACAGAAGAACAAATAGATAATCTAAGAGATGGATTACAGCGTTGCCAAGAGTCTCTCGATAGAGTTAAAAAATTAATTAAAGAATTATCTTAATATGGAAAACCCAAACTTAGAACTATACCTAGAAGGAATATACGGAGAAGAAGCTATTCAGTTTGAAGGATTAGACTACGCTATCGTTGGTACAACACACGAAGGATACTTTGTGTATGACTACGATAGAATGATTGAATGCTTTGTCGAAGATGGAATGACACTAGAAGACGCAGTAGAATGGATTGACTTCAATGTCATTGGTATCAATGCAGGCAAAGGATTTGTTATACTTTACTCCAATGAACAAATATGAAATCAAATACAAACACTACGATATGCCAGCAGAATATGTGGGCAAGGCTACTAAATGGGCGAGGGACGAAAAGCAAGCGCTGGGTTTCCTGTGTACTAGCAAGCCTGATAAATCAGGTCATTGCGTTACCAAGAAAGGTGCGAGACTTAAAATCCTATCTGTCCAATGTATATAAGCGCAAATAAAGTTAAGGAATTTAGGGAACTAAATAAGCCAAACGATTGCCCAATACTTTGGACAAAGATAAAGAACCCTGTACTAGACCACGACCATCAGACTGGAGAAGTCAGAGGTGTCATAGACAATAACGCTAACAATCTCATAGGTGTTATTGAGAATAAATTTTTCTCTTATTGTAGTGGCAAGAAGGAAGACTTACCTGATGTACTACGCAGAGTCGCAGACTATTTAGAGAGACCACGGACTGGGTACTTACACCCAGTTGGACTCAACCAATTAGTCAGTAGATTCAAAAGAGAATCAAAAGAAACGCAACTCTATATGTTATCGCAATTTACTTTTGTTGAAGAAAATGAAATAAAAGCTTGCAATAATATAAAAGATAGGGCAAAACTATACCGCACATTACTTAAAAAACTTTATGAAACAAAAACTATTAAACATACAGAGCGAGTTGAACGCTCCGAAAACTCAGTTCAACAAGTTCGGTAACTTCTATTACCGAAACCACGAAGACCAATGCAACGCATTGAAACCCTTGTTAAAGAAATACAACTGCTCACTTATAATCTCTGACGAAGTCAAGGAACTAGGTGGCATATTATTCTGTGAAGCAACATCTGCATTGTACTGTACTGATACCAATAAACTTATTGGTGCGTCTAAGGCACAAGCAGGTATTGACCCAAAGAAGAAAGGAATGGATATTTCAATGACATTCGGAGCTGCAAGCTCGTATGCTCGTAAGTATTCAATAAACGCACTCTTTTTGTGTGATGACAACAAAGACGCAGACGCAACTCATAAGTTTGATGACAAGCCTGTGACCAAGAAATCGCCTGATGAAACAGAGGAGGAAGAATGGATTTAAGTAGAGCCTGCGAACCTTTAATCAAGCCCAAGGAGGCTTGTGAAATACTAGGAGTCAACATGACTTCTTTACGAAGCTATGTGAAAGCTAAGAAGTTTCCCACATATCAACTCTCACAAAGATGTTTTCGTTTCAGACGCTCTGAGATAGAAGATTTTATTAACAATAACATTAAATAACCCAAATATATTATGGCAGAAAAAACCTATGATAACACTAACGGTGGAGCATTGTTCCCCAATGATAGAAAAGAAAAAGAAACACATCCTGACTTCAGAGGAAACATCAATGTTGATGGAAAAGAATACTGGATTAAGGGATGGAAGAAAAGTTCCAAGGCAGGAATGAAGTTTGTTTCTTTATCTGTAACAGCGAAGGACGCTCCAAAGGAAGCGCCTGCAACTGAGGAAGACCCATTCTAATGAAACCTACTCCACACAAATCAGTACAACCTGATAACGAAAAATACTATGATAAAGATTGGTATGATGAGTTCAGGGAACAGTTAGTCCAAGAACTTCTTGATGTAACAGCTAAGAAGAACAATGACTATACTACTGGTACAACGAACACTAATCCATTTGCAAACTTTGACCGAAGCCAAGACTTTGGTGTGCAACCCATTGTTGGTCTGTGCATTAGGATGCAGGATAAGTTTCAGAGAGCCATGACATTTGCGAAAGATGGTAAACTAGAAGTTACGGAAGGCAATGACACAACTAAGGATATATTCTTTGACATTGCTGGATATTGTCTTCTAGCTATGGGTATGCTTGAGAGAGAAAAGCAAATCCAAAAACATACTTTCTAACCATTAATAACACGCTAGGTTGGTACTCTCGCCAGCCTAGCATTTTTATCTTATGACTATGCCTGAACAAATTAAAGAAGCCACAACTGTAGCACTTGACACTTACAACAATATTGATTTCAAAAATAAATCCGAAGCAGATGCTTTACTCTTTAAATTCTTAGGGCAATTACTTACCACACTACACACTAAAACTGAAACACTAGATGGAGATACCACATAATCAAGATGCAGAAGAAGCCATACTCTCTTGTTGCATCAATGGAATAGAACAAAACACATTTGAAAAAGCACAACCACTACTTAACCCAAAGGACTTTTACTTTGACGACCATCAACTAATATGGGAATCAATGTGCGAACTTTCAAGTGAGTCAACAGCGATTGACCTAATTACAGTAACTGAGAGAGTTGCTTCTAAGAATCCTGATATGCGTCTTACGACTATGCAAATAGCCGATAAGGTACAATCAGGTGTAGCCTTGATGAACTATATTGATATTGTTCTCAAGAAGTCTAGGCTTCGTGCAATGCGTAGAGAGTATATGAATGCTCTTGATAGGATACAAGAAGACGCAGACCCACAAGCCATACAAGATTGTATTCAAAAAGAACTGGATGCGTTCAAGCCAAGAGAAAAAGAAGTAACACACATTCAGAACTCCCTGTCAGTAATCAAAGATGAGTTTGATGCAATGGCTAAAGGAGAGTTCAAACACGAATACATACTCACTCACTTACCCCACTTAGACGAAAAGATTAAATTAGAATTAGGATGTGTTTTCACAATCGCTGCCCCAACAAGTGTAGGAAAATCTGCACTCAGTCTAAACATTGCAATGCGAAGTTGCTCAAAGGACAAAACACCAACGCTCATATTCAGCCTAGAAATGCCTCAGAAACAGCTGACAAAACGGATGATAGGTGCGATGTCCAAATCAAATACAAAACAGATTGAAGAGGCAGTAGCGTCCCATAAAACACTATCTAAGGTAAACAAAGCCATAGATAAATTAAACGAGATGCCAATGCACACGATTCATACAGTAAAAAGTGTGAATCAAATAGCTAGTGATGTCCGTAGATACAAGAAGGAACACGGTATTAAGCTAGTGGTTATAGATTATCTACAACTTATACCATTTGATGCAGGCAGAATGGGCAAGGCAGATGGTATTGCTATGATTTCTCAGAAGATAAAACAAATAGCACTTGAGAATGATGTGGCTATTATTCTTTTGTCTCAGCTAAATCGTGAGGGAGCAAGAGCAGACAAGCCTGACCTATATCATTTAAAAGATAGTGGCAGTATTGAAAATGATGCAGACATTGTTTTAATTATGAACTGCAAAGACAATGACCCTGAAGCCTGTAAGTTTACAGATGACAAAGGTCCGTATATGCACATCAATTATGTTATTGGCAAGAACCGTGAGGGCGAGAGAGGAGTCAGAGGATTCTTCAAATTCTATTCTTGCTATGGTATTTTTTATTAATCATGAATGCAGAAGAACTCAGAAACAATACAGTCGAAAGACTACATACACGAATCGACATGATTCGAGAAGAGTCTCGTACTCTCTCCCATCGTATAGCAATCCTTGAGGAAAGACGCAAGGAGCTACAAGAAAACAAGAAGCACTTCAAAGGTTTATTGACTGAACTAAATGGGAAATAAATTGTAGCATAGTGTATAATATATTTTGAGGTAAGTGCCAGCAGTAATGCCCACAAGGAATGTCATAGTTCCTAGTTAAATCCTCAAATGTGTGGTAGCCCTACTAGGTTTTTCTTAATTTCCTAGTGGGGCTTTTTTTTGTTGACGCACACATATTTGTATTCAATATCAAAAGAGTAGCCAGCGGTTCTGGTTATGTAGTTAAATGGTTTCAGGGGGCTATCAGTAATGGTAGCCCTTTGTTTATATACCAAGTAAGTCTCTTGTGATTTGGCGAGGTCTTGGCTCTATCTTCTCAAAGAGTCCAATGAATCCCTCTTCTTGCTGGCGCATTCTTCTCTTCATGAAGAAGCGTTCTCTCTCTCTTTTGTATTCACGAAGCTCAGGTACTACATAATGTAATGTGTCATATAGTGGTAGCTGTTTGAGGATTCCTGAGTCAAAAAGTTTTTCTGCTGGAGTGCCTTCTTTCTCAAATGCAGCAGTCATCTTGTCACCAGTATCAATGACAGCAGCTAAAGGTGCAGGCATTGCAAAGTTCATGATAGCTGTACCATATCCTTCGTTGCGTCCTTTGTATAAGAAGTATTTATTTACACCAGCCACACGAACCATTGAGTTAAATGTATAGTCAGAGATGTAACCAACTCGTCCTGCAATAATATCTTTCACAAAGTCAACTGGTATACCAAGCATTACGAAGTAACCCATGAGTATAAGTAAGTTAGCCATACCCTCTCTGAGTTCGTCTACACCTTCCTTGCCTCCAGTTCTTACAGCTTGGTTTAGTCCACGAGCTATCTTGTTGAACGCAAGGTTGCGAGCAGTATTTATCTGAACAATCATAAATGATTTCATGGTATACCACATACGCATATTAGGGTCTTGTCTTACAGCTAGTGGCATACGAAGTTCAGACAATGGCTGATTCTGGAATAATTTAGCAACAAGTGTACTCTTGATTAAGTCTTGTTGTCTTTGACTTCTTTGCTCTGGCTGTGTTCTCAATGCAACTAACATCTCCATTGGTTCATTTGGATTTGTAACCTCTGGACTTAGGAATTGATTGAGTTCAGATAAGAACTTTCTTTGCTTGTTATTAAATTTATTCTTGTGTTCTTCTTTGATTGAACCATCTGGATTCAAGTAAGATAAGTTCAACTCCCTAGCTAGTCTCATGTACCTCTTATAGTTTGCATCCATAGTGGTGTTCTTCATGATTTGGTCTAGCTTACGGAAACCAGTTAGCTGAAGCCCTTTACTTGTTAGCTTCATCAATACTGCGTCTTTGTCTCCACCAAAGTTTTGCTCAACCATTCTGTCTTGGTCAAGGTAATCTCCTACATTGAACTCCTTGTTGCCAATCATAGAACGAAGTGTTGGCAAGAACCCATTGTCATACATGATGAATGGTAAGTCATATAGCTGAGACATTGTAGATGTGAACTCAACAAGTAAACTAAAGTAACTGAACTGACGCATCCAAGCTAACACTTGGTATTCTTGCGCACCCTTGGACATGATTGCCTTATATATTTGTGGCAAGTATTCGTATAACTGTGACTGAAACTCTTGGTCAGGATTCTCTCTAGCTAGTTTTGCAACCAATCTACCTAGCTCTGATGTTGGGTCATACTCAACTGTTATTCTATCCTTGCTTGGTGCGTTTGCTTCTGGCTGATTGACTCCAGCAAACTTAGCAGTCTCAATGGTAGTAGTCATCTGTGTGATGTACTTACTGTATGCTTCCATTGGGTCTAAGTAGAACTGAGTATCTTCCTCTGAAATCTTTTCAATAACACGCTGTTTCTGGAAGTTTGATTTACCCTTTCCTCTATACTTAGGGTCATTGAGTAACTTCTGTATGAACTGTACCTCTTGTATAGAACCTTCTTCTATTGGAGGCTGTGGCGCAGGTAGCTCCATTGCTACAATCTCAATATCTTGTTCGGTCACTCCTAGTTCAGTAGCCCTTCTTGCTCTCGCTGTTGCAGCAGCAGAGCGTCTGCCAAATGTACCGATGTCTTCTCCGTTTAGTTTTAGTACATATCTTGTTGCCTTGAGGTTAGCTCTTCGTTTGTTCTCTGCATCTATCTCTCCAGCAAATGTGGTTCTATCAATGTCTGCATACTTCTTGAGGAATCCAGCCCTGCCCTCTGGGTTTAGATAACGAGGGAAGTATTGCTCAAGGAATCCAATCTCAATGCCTGTATCCAAGGCATCATTCATTACATTGTCTAGTACCTTACGAGTAGCTAGGTATTCATTGTACATACCATACTTCTTGAGTAAAGTATTTCGTTCTTCAATGAATTGGTTTTGCTCATCTGCACTATATCGAGACTCCGTAGCGTTTGGACTAAATGAAATCAATGCCCATAGCTTGATGTAGTCACCCTCATTAGATTTCTTGAGTGCCTTCATCTTCTCAGAGAAAGGACGAGCCATTCTGTGTCTTATTAAAATCTTTTCATCCTTGATTTGTATATACTTGTGGAATGCTTTCTCTAAGTCAGGATGTATGTTGCCCAATACTTGACCAACTGGTATTAAATACTTTGAAGCAAAGCTCATACCCTTTGGTGTAGTATCCTTGGGTACTTGTTCGTGCTTTACTTTCTTGCCATCATCTTGAGCCAACTGCTCATCTACGAATGTCTCCATATCTTTTGTATAATCATTTACATTGTCATACAAAGTATCTGTATTAGGAGATATTCTGGAGCGAACTAAGTCTACTAGCTTTTGATTAACTGGTCTAGCCTTGGGGTCAAGTTGTGCTAAAAGATTTACTGAATCAATGAACAATGTGGCAACCTCTGGATTTGTTAGCACATCTCCTTTGAAGAAGTTTGCGATATAGGACTGTATGTCCTTGATGAGTTGTGTAACTTTCTCAAAAGCTGTACCCTTCTTGAGTATTTCTTTTCTTCTTCTGTTT